CTGATAACTCATCACGTCACGATGATGAATGTGATATTTACACACATTGTGTTAGGGATAATAACCGTTGGGTTTGGCATCAAGAAGTAGATGATAAAATTCTACCTAAGTCTTATAGTAAAGCACCCCTTGACGCAAACCCCTGGCTTGTGCTACGCTTTAACCACGTAGACGGAGAAGTCTACGGACGTGGTAGAGTGGAAGAGTTCATTGGTGATCTAAAGTCACTTGAAGCTCTGTCACAAGCACTAGTTGAAGGCAGCGCAGCAGCTGCTAAGATAGTGTTTACTGTTTCACCAAGCAGCACAACCAAACCATCAACGCTTGCTAAGGCAGGCAATGGTGCTATTATTCAGGGACGACCTGATGATATTGGTGTGGTGCAGGTTGGTAAAACAGCAGATTTCCAAACAGCTTATCAGATGGTAGGTTCTCTAACACAACGTTTAAGTGAGGCATTCCTTATTCTTAATGTAAGACAATCTGAGCGCACTACAGCTGAAGAAGTTCGTATGACTCAGATGGAATTGGAACGTCAACTTGGAGGATTGTTTAGCTTACTAACTGTTGAGTTTCTTGTCCCGTATCTTAATCGCAAACTAAATGTTGCACAAAAAACAGGAGAGATCCCTCGCCTTCCTAAAGGTGATATAGTCAAACCTACTATTGTTGCAGGTATCAATGCTCTGGGTCGTGGACAAGACAGAGAAAGTCTTGCTCAATTCCTTACTGTTGTTGCACAAACAATGGGTCCAGAAGCTATTCAACAGTATATTAATTCTGAAGAAGTTGTCAAACGTTTAGCTGCATCATCAGGTATTGATGTATTGAATCTTGTCAAGAGTATGCAAGAGATTCAGCAAGAACAGCAACAAGCTATGGCTCAACAACAGCAGATGATGGCTCAACAACAAGAACCTCAGATGGCTGCTGTTGATCAAAAACGTGAGCAAGCTGAGGCACAGATGATGATGCAACAAGAACAACAACAACCACCAATTCAATGAGCGAAACACTAACACTTAATGATACACCCGCTGATCAGCCTGAACTTAATGCTGATGAGCAAGAGTCTCTCGCTGTTGCCGAGGCTAACGAAGGGGAACAACAACAGCTACTAGCAGGTAAATTTCAAGACACACAATCTCTTGAACAAGCATACCTAGCATTGCAAAAGAAACTTGGTGAACCTCGTGAAGAACAAGAGGCTCCAGTTTCTGAAGAGGTAGAAGAAGAGCCTGAAGATACAGAAGAAGAAAAAGAATCTTCTGAAGAGAAACTATCTGAAGCTCAAGCCACTCAACTATTTGAAATGATTGGCGGTGAACAAGTTTATAAAGACATGATGGACTGGGCTGGTCAAAGTCTTAGTCCTGAAGAGATTGATATGTATGACGCGGTGATGGCAAAAGGAGATCCTAACAGTATCTTCTTTGCTGTACAAGCATTGAATAATAAATATTCTGATGCTGTTGGTACAGAAGGTCAGCTACTGACTGGACGTACTTCTGCATCCTCTGCTAATAGTGCATTCCGTAGTCAATCAGAACTGGTAGCAGCTATGAGTGACAAACGTTATGATAGTGATCCAGCATATCGTTCTGATGTTATGCGTAAACTTGAAAACTCTGACCTTGAATTCTAATGACTGTTACCACCAACGATCACGGACAACAAAACCTCTTTGCAAAAGAACCCACCATGTACACCGATGAAAACTACACTGTGAATCATAACGACAAAGCAGAAAAACTAAACGGTCGCCTAGCCATGCTAGGTGTGATTGCTGCGCTTGGAGCGTATGCACTAACTGGTCAAATTATCCCCGGAGTATGGTAATGCCACAAGGTAAAGGAACTTACGGATCACAGAAAGGCAGGCCACCTAAGAAGGGTACGAAAAAGTAATGGCTAAATCAGGCCTCTACGCTAACATCCACGCAAAGAAAATGCGTATTAAAAAAGGCTCAGGTGAAACCATGCGTAAGCCTGGAAGCAAAGGTGCTCCTACTGCTGCTAACTTCAAACGAGCCGCTAAAACTGCTAAGAAAAAATGATTGAATGCCCACAATGTACTGCACCACAGCAGTACGTTCTAGAACAACTACAGACTTCTGCTGGTGTGAAAGACCGTACAGCACTGGCAGTCATTCTGGGTAACATCTACCAAGAATCTACATTTAAACCTAATGTCTGCGAAGGCGGTGCTATCTTACCTTATGATAGATGCCTTCAAGGAGGTTATGGTTTAATCCAATGGACTTCAAAGCATCGTTATCTTGGTCTCGGTACTTTCTGTGCTGAACGTAATAGCGATCCTAGTAGTTTGAAATGTCAAACTGCTTACTTAATAGATGAGATGAGATTTAGAGATGACCTAAGTGCTTTTCAAACTCCTCATCAAACAATACCTTACTACATGAATGCTGCCTATCACTGGTTAGGTTGGGGTATTCATGGTAATCGAACAACACACACTTATTCTTTTTTAACTAAACTACAATGAAAATTCTTGCTATCCTCCCTGCTGCTTTGTTTGCTGCTTCCCCTGTACTTGCTGGTCCTTATGTAAACGTTGAAAATAACGCTGGCTTCAGCGGTTCTGATTTCAATGGTCATGTAACAGACTTTCATCTAGGGTATGAAAATAGTACTAACTTCGGTTCTTACTATGTACAAGCTGGTCCTTCTATCTTTGCTCCTGATGGTGGTGAAGAAGAAACAAAACTGACTGGTAAAGTTGGTGGGTCTATCCAAGCTAGTGAGCGTGTCTCTATCTACGGAGAACTTGCAGCTACTTTCGATTCAGATCAAAATGATTATGGAACAAAAGTAGGTGTTAAGTATAATTTTTAATAGCTAAATAGATTTAATGGAGGGTGCAATTCCCTCCCTAGCTTTGGACAGCCAAGTCCTTAAAATGGTCTTACTTACTAGAACAAACACACATGAACTATTAATTTAATGACCGCTACTATTTCGCTACAAAGACAACAAAAAACTATCTGGAACAACTTCTGTGACTGGGTAACCAGTACTAACAATCGACTTTATGTTGGTTGGTTTGGAGTACTTATGATTCCAACATTACTAGCAGCTACAACCTGCTTCATCATTGCATTCATTGCAGCACCCCCCGTAGATATCGATGGCATTCGTGAACCAGTTGCAGGATCGCTCCTGTACGGAAATAACATTATATCGGGAGCAGTTGTCCCGTCTTCAAACGCTATCGGACTTCACTTCTACCCCATCTGGGAAGCAGCAAGTCTTGATGAATGGTTATACAACGGCGGACCATTTCAACTGGTCGTCTTTCACTTCCTTATCGGTATCTACGCTTACATGGGACGCGAATGGGAACTTAGTTACCGACTCGGAATGAGGCCTTGGATCTTTGTTGCATACTCCGCACCCGTGGCAGCGGCATCCGCTGTATTCCTTGTTTATCCCTTTGGACAAGGTTCTTTTTCAGACGCTATGCCTCTTGGCATTTCCGGTACTTTTAATTATATGTTGGTGTTCCAAGCCGAGCACAACATCCTTATGCACCCCTTCCACATGTTGGGGGTTGCTGGTGTATTTGGTGGGAGCTTGTTCTCAGCTATGCATGGATCATTGGTCACGTCTTCCCTTGTACGTGAAACGTCTGAAGATATTAGTCAGAACTATGGTTACAAGTTCGGACAAGAAGAAGAGACTTATAACATTGTTGCAGCGCATGGCTACTTCGGTCGCCTTATCTTTCAATATGCGTCATTCAATAATAGCAGGAGTCTTCACTTTTTTCTTGCTGCTTGGCCTGTGGTGGGTATCTGGTTTACTGCTCTTGGTGTTAGTACTATGGCATTTAACTTGAACGGTTTTAACTTTAACCAATCCATTCAGTCATCAGAAGGACGTGTAGTTAATACTTGGGCTGATGTCTTGAACCGTGCTGGTCTTGGTATGGAAGTAATGCATGAACGTAATGCACATAACTTCCCACTTGACCTTGCATCAACTGAATCTACACCTGTTGCATTAGTTGCACCAGTTGTTGGTTAAGTGAGATAGATCTTAAAGAGGGGTGCAATTCCCCTCATCACTATTGGCATAGGCCCGTACGCGGATACCCTTTGCCGTCTAGACGGTGGGATAGACCACAATAAAATTAAATAACTCAAAGATCTTTGAGAGTCGTATAAATTAACTCTCTAAAAAAATGGCTTTTCAATCTTCAGTTAACCCCTCTCAGCTTACACAGCTGGGTCAGGCTAACCTAGCTGGCGACAAACGCGCACTGTACCTTAAGTTGTTCAGTGGCGAAATGTTCAAAGGCTTCCAGAATAATACAATCGCTCGTGACTTGATCATGAAGCGTACACTTAAGAACGGCAAATCATTGCAGTTCATCTTCACAGGTCGTACCAAAAGTGAATTTCATACGCCTGGTAACAGCATTCTTGGTGACTCCAATGGTGCACCTCCTGTGGCTGAGAAGACGATCACAGTTGATGACCTGTTGATCAGTTCAGCTTTCGTCTACGAATTGGACGAAGTACTTTCTCATTACGATCTTCGTTCTGAGATCTCACGTAAGATCGGCTACGCTCTTGCAGAAAAGTATGACCGTCTTGCATTCCGTGCTATTGCACGTGGTGCACGTAAGGCTTCACCTATCAGTGCAACTGGTTATGTTGAGCCTGGTGGTACTCAGATTCGTGTTGGTGCAACTACCAATGATTCTGATGCTTATGTTGCTGCTAACTTGGTATCTGCATTCTATGATGCAGCTGCTGCCCTTGACGAAAAGGGAGTTAGTTCAGATGGCCGTGTGGCCGTATTGAACCCCCGTCAGTACTACGAATTGATTCAAGCTGTTGGTTCCAACGGTCTGGTTAATCGTGACTCTCAGGGTACTGCCTTGCAGTCTGGTAACGGCATCATCGAAATTGCTGGTATTCAGATCTACAAGTCAATGAACATTCCGTTCCTTGGCAAGTATGGTACTGCTTACGGCGGTACAACTGGTGTAACTGCACCTGGTAACACTGGTGACTTCGTGGCTGAATCCCTTGAAGATGCATCTGGTGCTCAAACTGGAATCAATAATGATTATGGTACTGCAACCGAATTCGGTTCTAAGTCCTGTGGTCTTATCTTCCAGAAAGAAGCAGCCGGTATGGTTGAAGCAATTGGTCCTCAGGTTCAAGTAACCAGTGGAGATGTCTCCGTGGTTTACCAGGGTGACGTAATGCTCGGTCGTTTGGCTTGTGGGTGTGATTATCTCAACCCTGCTGCTAGTGTTGAATTGTATGTTGGTGCTTCTGCTCCTTCTGATTTCTGATATTTTTATATCCAACGGGAGTCTCTTCGGAGGCTCCTTTTTTTTAATTCTTTATTGAGAATAATACTCATTATCAATTTATGGCCTTCCCTACTACTGGCTCCAATACTGAGCTACAAGCTGTTAATCAGATCCTGGCGTCAGTTGGTCAGGCTCCGGTCACTACACTGACAACTGATGAAACTTTTGTATTAAATAAAGTTTCAAGCTTTACTGGTTCTATTTCCGGCACCACTCTAACTACTACTACAGCTAATATCCCAGTCGGCACCTATATCGGTGGACCTGGTGTAACTGTCGGTACATCTATTGCCGTTGCAGGCGTGGAAGTATCACCAGCTACAGACCCTGTTACATATAGCTACACTGTTAATATCTCTCAGACTGTTTCTAGTCAGATCTTAACACAATCAATTGCTACAAGTAGAATTGAAACACAAACCAACCCGGACGTTGCGATTGCACTCAACACCCTAAGAGAAGTGTCTCGTGAAGTACAATCAGAAGGCTGGTCTTTTAATAAAGAACAAGACTACCCAATTACACCTGACTCATCTAATGAAGTAATTATTGCTAACAATATACTTCATATGGATTTAAATAGAACTTACACCCAAAATTTAGATAGAGATAGTATTAATCGTGAAGGCAAACTTTATGATAAGACTGCTCATTCATTTACTTGGACTGATGCTACCTTACACGTAGATGTTATTTGGTACTTTGATTGGCCTAGTATTCCTACTGTTATCCAAGCTTTTATCATTGCTAAAGCAGCAGCAATTGTATCTAGTAGAATTATTGGTGATCCTAATCAATATCAAATCTTACTACAAAAAGAAGCTTTTGCTAAATCTAATGCTTTAGAATACGAATGTAATCAAGGTGATTACTCATTCTTTGGTAGTCCCAAAGGTGGTAATTTCTATCAAAGCTATCAACCGTTCCATACTTTACAACGCTAATGCCAGCAGTAACCCAGTTAATACCAAACTTTCTTGGTGGTGTCTCCCGACAAAATGATGACAAAAAATTATTAGGACAAGTAACTGAATGTATAAATGGTTACCCTGATCCTACCTACGGTCTACTAAAAAGACCAGGCATGAAATTTACCAACACTTTAAAAAAAGCTGACGGCACTAACTTCACTAAAACTGAACTAGACGGTGCTATATGGTTCTTTATGGAACGTGATGCTGCTGGTTCATATATTGGTGCTATTAAAGGTGCGAACATTTATGTATGGACATCAGCAGATGGTACATGGTGTACAGTTACTAATAATGCTGGTTCATACCTAACTGGTACTACAAAAAATGATTATCATTTCCGTAGTATTCAAGATACCACACTTATTACTAATAAGACTGCTGTTGCTGCTATGCAACCAAATGGTACTTATACCCCAAAGACTGTTGCTACTCTTAAACTTGTCACACTTGTAGATAGTTATGAGTATACTGTTACTATTCAGAATGTTGCAGCTACAGTAACAAGTCAAAATAGTACAACATTTGATGACATGTTGTTGTATGACTCTTCTAATGTAAATACAAGTCATCACCTTGTTGATAAAATTAAAGAAGTTATCGAAACACAGCATACAGCAGGTAATGCAGCTTTTGCTGGAAGGTGGTATTTAGAAGGATATCCTGATAGTCTTGTTATTAAACGTAGTACAGGTTCTAATGCAGTTGTAACTGATTACAGTGCTGTCACTGGCACTCCTGTAGCTTTTGATATTGATGCTAAAGGTGGTCTTAATAATGTTGCTATAGAAGCGTTTGAAGATGAAGTAGCAACTGCTGCTAAACTTCCTTTAGAATCTTTTGGTGGACATCATCTAACCGTTAGTAATACAACTAATTCTGAAGATGATTACCATGTAAGATTTGTTGCATATGATACTACACTTAATAGAGGTAGGGGTTACTGGGAAGAAACAGTAGCTCTTGATGTATCTCCTGGTTTAGATGCAGCAACTATGCCACATGAACTAGCAAATACAGGTCCAACAACCTTTGCATTTAACCCTATTTCATGGTCAGCCCGTGAATCAGGTAATGATGAAACTAGTCCTTTACCATCTTTTATCGGCAAAACAATTACAACTACTTTTTTCTATTCTAATAGGTTTGGATTGTTATCACAAGACAATGTATTCTTTGGAGTAGCTAATGATAATTATAATTTTTTTGTTAAATCAGCTCTAACTCAGGTTGATTCAGATCCTATTGACTTAAATGTATCTAGTATCAGACCTGTTACTTTGTCTGATGTATTACCTTCCCCACAAGGTTTAATGCTATTTAGTGCACGTCAGCAATTTCAAGTGTTAGCTACAGATTCTAGTACACTGACTCCAACTACAACCGTAATTAGATCCTTGTCTAATTATGAAATGGCAACTGACATATCTCCTATTGATGTTGGTGTTACAGCAGCCTTTGTAAATAGAGTACCTGGTTATAGTAAACTGTTTAGTTTACAACTACGTGATGTAGAACAAAACCCTATTGTTGTTGATATTAGTAAGGTTGTACTTGAATGGTTACCTGATACTATTGATGATTTAAGTGTTAGTCCGCAAAACTCCGCTATACTATTAATCGATACTAGTACATCATATCTATACCTCTATAGATTTTATAATAATGGTGAAAAAGATTTATTTCAAGCATGGACTAAATGGCAACTACCGGGAACTATTCAATCTGCAAAAATTATCAATGATTCTGTAGTCATTATTTCTCAACATGAGGATGAGTATTCAATAGGTCACGTCATCCTTGATGAGATCCCTACAGGAAGCTCTGAGGTAAGCGCTACAACCATCTCTGGTAATACATGCCTAGACATGGCTGCAAGGCCCGTACAACCTGCCACAGGTGTCAATGCGGTGGTGTATGATGCAACCAATGAGGTTACTAAAATCTACACACCTTATACACCAATACAACAGAAGGAAGGTGTTATGCTTCTTAGTGTACCAACAGCAGATGTAGGTACAGCTGCAGCAGTTGATGCTGATGCTGGATTTTATTTAACTGCTGTCGAACGTACTGAAATTGGTACAGGTTATCGCTACTTTGAAGTTCAAGGTGATTATACAAGCTATGCTGATGGTATAGTTATAGGTTATAATTATAATTTTGAAGCAAGCTTACCTAAATTTTATTATAAAAAAGATTCAACTACATCTGATTATACAGCTCCATTAACTATATCAAGAGTTACATTTTCTATTGGTAGGACAGGTCCAGTTTTATTTAAAGTAAAAGCTGGTGGTTCTGATGAATGGAGAAATGTAGAGTACGTAACTGATGCTGGTACGTATCTAGCAGATAGTAGTCCCATCACACAGGAACGTCAATTCACTATACCAATCCATCAACGTAACACAAATTTTGAACTTAAAGTGACAAGCAGTTTTCCTTACCCTGTATCATTAGTATCAATGACATGGGAAGGTATTTATTCACCACGATTCTATAGGAGAAGATAACCATGCCATTTGGTAATGTAGTTAGTACAGTCTCTGATTGGGTAACAGGCAGAGACAGAAACAAAGAAGGACGTGCCAAAGACAGAGAGGCGCAAAAAGAGGTAAACAGACAAGTCGAAGCTAACTATGCATTTGATCTAGAAACTTATGCAGCAGATGTTTTTAATTTTCAAAAAGAACGTCAGTTTTCATATGAAACTGCTGTTACTAATTGGGAATATGGTAAGAAAATACAAGATTTTACATATGCCAATGATTTAGCTAAATATGCAAAAAGCCAAGAAATTTATGGTGCACAGATTGGTTTTAATCAAGCTGCAAATACATTAGCAAGAGAAGATCTAAAAGCTTCTATGCAAGACCTAGCTTTACAGCAAGCGTTTCAACGCGAAGCAATGCACTCTGATTTGATGGGTGAAATAAAGAAAGGAGGTATTCAAAAGTTAGAGCAAGGTGCAAAATTATACGGCATTAAAAGTGATCGTAGGATCGGCAGCCAGACAATTCAACAAAACTTAAATGAATTTACTACTAAAAATACTTTTGAAAAAGAAGCTAAGTTTGTTGAAGGATTACAGAAAACTGGCAAAGCTGCCTTAGGACAGGCTGGTGTGTCACGTAAAAAAACCTTACAATCTACTGCTGCTGAATCTTTTCGTAGTTTAGTTGCTCTTGATGCAAGTCTATCTGGTGCTAGAAATAAAGCTGGTGTAGATTTGCTAAAGATATTAGTTGACTCTAGTCTAGCAGAAACCCAAGTTGGTCTTAATTTAGATATGATTGAACTTGGTATTGATAGAGCTAAAGAAGAAGTTGAGTATAACAATAGAATTCTTGACGCTAACATGAAGAGTGCTACTTTGCAAATGGAGCGCAACATCCAACAGATTGGCTTACAGCAAATGGGACGAGATCTTGAAGCTTATGCAAACTTAAATATATTCCCTGAGAAATTTGATTATGCACCTGAACCACAGATGAGACCAGATCGTACATTTGTGAAGCCAGTTAAACGTCAAGCACCTAGAGTACCTAAGAGTGAGCGTGTAGCTACAGGACTTGATTCAGTTCTTGGTGTAGCAGATGATGTAGCTGATATTGTCCTGACGGTCATGGGCGGCATCGGCACCGCTAAGGATATTTTCGGCGGCAAGAATAATGTTTTGGGTAACTTAACTAGCGATACGTTTGGCTCTGCCGCGTCTCCTGGTATATTTGACCCTACTGGTTCATATGATTGGTCTTCTAACACCTCCAACGTCTTTGGTAATATGTCTGGAAACACACTTGGCGGAAGCAATAGTATAGGCTAAACATTATTAACTAACTAACTAACTAACTATGGCACGACTACAATACCAACCCGCTACAAAAACAAGAGGATTCCAACCTATTCAACTTAGTAGGGCTGGTATTGCTCGAATGGAAGAAGAAGGTAACAGGGTAATCCGTAACCTAGAAAGACAACGTGACGCTACAAATCAGCAGCGACAAGATGATCTGCGAGCAATGCAGGCAAACTCTGCTTATGAACAGGACGCACGTATTAGAAATCAAAACATTAGAGAGCAGAATCAAAAGATTGAACGCGCAGATATGGAAGCTGAGCGTAAATACAATCTAGCAGAAGCTGATAAAAAAGCTAAAACTCGTGAGTCAGCAGTAAAATCATTAATTGGTTTTAGTAAAACTCTTGGTGATCAAGCTGCTGAAAGAACTAAGAAGATGATTGTGGATCAGGTAGCAGAAGGTGCTCAAGCCCGTCGTCAAGAATATCTTAATAGTCCTGAACTACAAAATGACTTTGCAACAGCTGAAAGTCAGATTGATGTTGAATCAGAAGTATATGATCAGAAGGTACAGCTGGATGGTGCTAAAGGTTTTAGCTCATCTTTAGAAACAGCTAAAAGTCTTGCAGCTAATCCTGGTAGAGGTTACTATTGGAAGAAGGGTTACTATAATGAACTTATTATAGAACAAACCCCAATGCTTGTTAATAGAGCACTTCAAGGTACTGAAGCTATTTTTACTGATGAAGAGGGAAATAAATTTTCTGGAATAGAAGCTGTAAATAATGCTAACCGCAGACGTATTGTATTAGGTCAGATACAGAATAGTTTACGTGGCTCAACTGGTTTAAATATTGATTCACTTGAACCTGGGTTTTTAGAAAAATCTAATAAATTTGTTGATGAATTTAATTCTACTTCAATACGACAGGCAGCAGCAAAGGAAACTGAAGTTATTTATGCTAACCTTGCTTTACAAGGAGAAGATTTAAGGACTCAAGGTAAAGTTCAAGCTGCTTTTCTGTTTGATCTAAAAAACCCTAAACTTGGTAGAGAA